GTTTTAACGACACCCGCTACTTTGGCAATCCAAAGATTAGCATGTTTGTTGTATGCAGGAACTTGCCAAACATTCGCCGGATAGCCTTTAAACGTGATTCTGTGAGATTCATCGTGATTGATAAAACCCTTTCCCCAGTTTTCTGCTACACAGTATTGATATGTTCTCATAGTTTCCTCCTTTTTATTTTAATTATTCTAATGTTTTAACAGTATCTGTGCTAGAATTCCACTCTTCTACTGAAGTTCCAGCAGGACCACCACTAAAAGCTAAAGCATTTGTAGTATTACCAGCTCCTGATGTTCCGTCTCTAGCTACATTTACATCTGCCACCTCTGTCCAAGCAGCTCCATTCCATTGTTCTGTGTTTGCTACTGAAGCAGTGTTATAACCAGCAAAAATTAAAGCCCCTGGAGTTGTACCAGCAGTTCCAAAAGAATATCTTGCAGTATTTATATCGTTAACCTCTGTCCAATTTGTCCCATTCCATTGTTCATTTGCTGCTGATTGACCACTACCTGGATATCCACCAACAAATAAAGCAGCTGTGTTTGTTCCTAAACCCATACCATACCTTCTTGTTGCATTTACATTATTAACTTCTGTCCAGTTAGTTCCATTCCAAGTTTCACAATTATTTACATTGGTGCTATTATATCCAGAAAAAGCTAAACCAGCAGTTGAAGTTCCAGATCCGCCTAATGCTCTTCGTCCAAGATTTAAATTATTAACTTCAGTCCAATTAGTTCCATTCCACAATTCTGTATCAGCGTGATTATCATTTGGAGGACTGTCTCCACCAAAAGCTAAAGAAGCTGTTGTAGTTCCTCTTGTAGCACTAGCAGTTTCATTTCTTGCAGTATTTAAATTGTTAACTTCAGTCCACGTTGATCCATCCCAAATTTCAGTATCTGCAGAGGAAGAAGAAGGAGGTGGAGTTCTTCCAGCAAAAAATATTGCAGCTGTATACTCTCCTGCACCAGATCCATATTTTCTAGCATTATTTATAGCAGTGCTAGTAGACCAACCTCCAATTGGTTGACCCGCACCATTCCATTCTTCTGTTGCTGCTGATGATCCACCAGGTCCTTCACCACCAAAAACCGCTGCTGCTGTTGTAGTTCCACATCCTGCTCCTTGTCCTCTAACGCTAGACATATCATTTTCTTCTGTCCAATTAGTTCCGTTCCAAGATTCTGTTTTACCAGTATTTGGTGGTCCACCACCCATCGCTAAATTGCTACTATTACTAGCACCATCTCCCTGTAAAAAATTTCTACCTGTGTTTAAATCATTAACCTCTGTCCATGCGCTTCCATTCCAAGATTCAGTTTTACCAGAATTTTCTTCTCCACCATAAGCTAATGCTGACGTTGTAGTTCCTCCACCAGCTAATTCATATCTATCACTATTTAAATCAGCTATTTCAGTCCAATTAGTTCCATTCCATTGCTCTACTATTGCTTTATTTGTAGGTGCTGAGGGATTATATCCTGCGACTGCTAAACACGCTGTATTTGTACCTGCTCTAGCACCATAACCTCTTTCAGTGTTTAAATTGTTTACTTCTGTCCAATTAGTTCCATTCCAATTTTCTGTTTCATTTTTATAATTTTGTCCAGGTGTATCTCCACCCCAAGCTAATACTGCTGTATTAGATGCTCCAGCTCCTCTAACATCTCTTCTAGATAAATTTAAATCATTTACCTCTGTCCAAGTAGTTCCATCATAAGCTTCTGTTGCAGCTGTAAGAGTACCAGGCGAACCAGCATCTGTCCCTGCAAAAGCTAATGCAGAAGTTTGAGTTCCTGCACCTCCGAGAGTTCTTCTACCTGTATTTAAGTTTCCACCAGTTGACCAAGAACCGGCTGTTGTTAAAGCAGGAAACTGATATTTCCATGCGTAAGCTGAACTATCGTACCATAGTTCACCTTCAACGACACCAGGA